GAAGGTGCCCGCCGCCGTCACGGCCGATGCGCGCAGCTTTGGCAACGTGTCGCCCTGCTCCATCGCATTCACCGCCCCACCCGCCGCCATCGCCTGGATGCGCAGCGGGTAGCGCTGCGCCAGTTCCTCAGCCGTGATGCCCAGGCGCCCAGCCGTCACGCTGTAGAAGCTGCCTAGCAGCGCGGCGTAGCGCCGATTCACGTCTGCCGAGAAACGGCCGGCTTCGTCAAGCTGGCGGGCAAACTCAGTCTCCACCGCAGCGCGGCTGTCGGCCAGCGCCTGGGTTTCCTGCTGGGCCTGCATGGCCTGCGCCATCTCGGTCTGCAGCGCATCGCCACGCTCGGCCATCCATGCCTTGCCCTCGGCGGCGCTCATGGCGTCCGGCGCCGTGCGGGCGTGCTCGAGCAGCGACGCCAGCGCTGCGCTGCCAGGTGCGCGGGCCAGAAACTCGCCGGTGGGGATCACGACATCACCGCCGGCCGCCAGCGCAGCATCGAACTGCGCGGCCGCCTCGGCGCCAGCCGCTGCGGCCAGCTCGTCCCGCGTCACGCCAGACTGCTGCAGCACCTGCGCATCGACATACAGCGCCGGCACCTGCTCATCGGTCAGCGACTGGAAGAACTCGGCCGCAGTCTCCGGGTCGCGCTGGCGCACCTTGGTGGCCTCTGCCAGCGTGGCCAGCTCGGCCAGGGCCTGCTGCTGGCGCTCGGCGAACTGCGCTTGCCGATCCACGCCAGCAGCACGGTCCAGCACCTTCTGCAGCCCGTGCATCAGCGTCACCTGCCCGCCGGTGCCGACCAGCGTGGCCACCAGCGTCTGCACGGCCGCATCAGGCCGCTCGGCCAGGTAGTCGCCCAACGTGGCATCGGGCTTGAGCACCGCCCAGGCGTTCAGGTCCTGCAGCAGCGTGGCCGCCTGCTCTCCAGGCACCTCGCGGGCAGCCGTCATCAAGAGGTTGCGCACCAGCGGCGCGCCGGCTTTCAGGTCGCGCAGAAAGGGCAGAAATGCAAACGCCTCGGTGCCGAACTCGATGGCGGCATCGCTGGCGCCATAGACAGCCGCGCCGACCGGGCCGACGCCGGCCTGCCGCGCCTGGCCGTAGCTCTGCCCGCCGGCCGATGCGGCCATTGCACCCAGCGCCAGCGGTGCACCGCCTGGCGTCAGTGCCAGCGGCAGCAATACCAGGTTCTGGCCCAGCGACTGCAGGCCAGACTGGAAGCCGCGCTCTATGTTGCCGGCGTTGCTCATGTCTGGCGTGGCGCGGCGCATCGTGTCGCCGGCCTGCCGGCCCAGGTCGAGCAAGAAGCCTTCCGGCCCAGGTGCGCCGACGATCTGCCGCCGCGGCGTGCCGGTGACGCCAGCCGCCACGTTGTCGAGCACCTGCAGCGCCTGGTCAGCCAGGCCGAACGGGGCAGCCAGCATGCCGGCCGCGGCGCTGCTCAGCCCGAAGGTGGCGCCGGCGCCAACAGTCGTGGCCGCCCGCCCCGCGAAGCCAGGCAGCCCGCCATCACGCTGCGCGCCCATCATCCACGACACAGCCCGGCCCACGGCATCGGCCACGCTGGTGATGGCCGGCATGTCGTCGCGCATGGCCGCCGCCGCCGCCGGCCGCTCGGTCAGGAACTGCGCAGCCTTGGGCGCGCGCTGCACCAGCACATCCCAGTGCGCCTGGTCGCGCTCCTGCTCGACCTGGGGCAGATGCTCGGCAGCCAGGATTGCGTCGATGCCCGTGCGCCGCTGGTGCTGCAACCCCTTGGCGGCAGCTTCTGGCGCCACATGCTGGAGCGCCGGCAGCGGGTTGGCCACCACACCAGTCGGTGCCGGGTCGCGCCCGTAGATGGCGCGGAACACGTCAGGGTCGATCTGGCCGGCCATCAGCGCGCGCCCCCGCCGGCCTGCCAGTACTGCAACACCACCTCGGGGGTCGCCGGCTGCCCAGCTTGTCGAAGCGCCTGTTCGATGCGCGCTCGGTCCTGCGGCGGGATGCGCGAGACGGCATCCGTCACCAGTCGGCCGACCAAGCGCTGGCCTGCCCCTTGATCGTCCAGTTGCTGTTCGACAAACGACGCACCGTAACGCATACCCATGAAGGTGTCCCGGTAGGTCTTCTGCACGAACAGCGAATCGATGACGGCCTTCACCTGCTGGTCGTCGGCCTTCTGGCCGGTGGCCTGTTGCAACTGCAGCAGCAGCGGCTCAGCCGCTTGCAGCGCACGGGCCTTGACAGCGGCTTGCGCATCCTTGTCCAGCCTGTCCCATGCCTTGCCATCGATGACCGCGCTGCGCAGCCGGTGGTCCAGGTGCTGCGCGCCCGTCACCAAGCTGGCGAACTCAGGCGGCTTCTGCGGCTTCATCAGCTGCGCCTGCACGGTGATGGCCTGCTCAAGGTCTTGCGGGCTCAGCCGCCCGGCACGCACCTCTGGCGCCAGCGCTTCCATCAGATTGGCGCTGCGGTACTTGGCAGGGTTCAGCAGCATGTCGTAGCGCAGGGCGGCGCCGTTCAGCGCCCTGTCCATGCCCAGCGTCGAGCGCGCATCCGCATCCGCCGCCCGCCGCTCGTTGCGCACCTCGTCGTTGTGCTGATCCACCAGCTTGGCGCCCTGGGCGTACAGGTCCGGCCTGGTCAGGCGCAGCCCGGCAATGGCCCGGTCGCGCTCCTGCGGGCCCACCATGCGCCCAGCGTTGAGCGCGTCGCCGATCAGCTGCTGGACAGGCGCCAGCAGTTCGCGCTGTTGCTCGGCCTGCGCATCACGGCGCACCTGCTCCTGGTATCGCAGCTCGGCCCGGGCCATGCGCAGCTCTTCGGGCTTGTCGCCAAACTGCGCGGTGATGGCCTTGTCGGCCTGCGCCAGCGTCCAGGCAGGATCTGCCGTCAGCGCTCGGACTGCACTGCCGGCCCGCACCTCGGCGCTGCGCTGCGCCAGCGCCTGGCGCACATCGGCACGGGCCTTCGGGCGCAGCTCGGATTCCACCGACTCGAAGTACTTCACGGCGCTGTCCACGTCGCGCTGCATCCTGCTGGCAATCACGCCCATGTGCAGCGGCGACAACGCCTCGATGACAGCCGCATCGCGCTGCTCTGGCGCCCAACCCTTGCGCTTGGCCACGTTGTCGACGATGCCGCGGATGGCCTGCACGCTCTGGCCGCGCATCTCTTCGCTGTCGGGGTTCAGGTCGGCCTGGCGTTGCGCCGCGGCGATGCCGGCTTCAGCCACCTGATCGTGATGCGCTTGGTACTCGCGCAGCACATGCTCGCCAACACCAGCGCGGAACTGCTGCAACAGCTGCTGCGACCTGGCCGCGAACGCCTGCTTCTGCACGTCGTTGCCCAGGCCGTCGCGCAGGGCGTCGTACTGCTGGCGCAGGGCGTCCGCCGCCTCGTCTGGCAGCGGTTTGCCGTCGGGCCGCTCCAGCGCATCGCGGCCGCGCAGCTTGAGCACGCCCAGCTGCGCGTCAGTGCGGGCCTGGATGGCCGAGTTCAATGCATCCGTCACGCGCAGGTCGTTGGCCTCGCGCTGCATGTCGATCAGCACCCGGCCGGCAGCGCCAGCGGCATCGCTGACAGCGCGCCCGGCGTCCTGCATCTGCTGGGCTGCCAGCGCGCCAGGCGCCGGCCCGCTCAGGTTCGGCGCCTGTGGGCGGATGCTGGTCTGCAGGTTGTCATAGCTCGGAACGACAGGCATCACCAGACCCCGGTGTATGGCGTCGGCGCCGGATCAAGCGCGCCAGCCTTCTTCATGCCGTACCAGGTCGATGCCACCTGCGTGGCAGACCCCAGCAGCGTGGTGGCCGCGCTCATGCCGGGATTGATCGCGTTGGCACGCGCCCGATCCATGCCGGCCTGGGTGCGGTAGCCCCAGGCCTGCGCCAGTGCGTTCTGTTCGATGGTGTTGGCGTCAATCTCGCCCATCACGTCGGTGCTGGTCAGGACTGCGTTGGGCGTTCCGCTGTCGAGCGCCACGCCGTTGGCAGCCATGGCCACGGTCTGGCGGCTCTTCAGGTTCGCCGTGGCCAGCCTGGAGCGCTGCTGCTCACGCTCGCCGGCCAGCAGCGCCTGCCGGGCCTGTACGTCGGCCATGTCGGCCTGCAGGCGCATCTGGTCGCGCTGCGACTTGGCGGCGTAGAACGATCCGACCGTCTGCGACGCGGCGCCAGCAGCCGACATGCCAAGCACTGCAGTGGGTGTGCACATGGGGCGGCAGTCTCAGGCCGCCACCCGGCATCACGCGCACCGGTGGAACCGCACGAACGGCATGCCCAGCGCTCCCCATGGCTGCGGATCTTCCAGCGTGAAGCCAATGCGATGCAGCCAGCGCAACGTTCTGGTGTTTCGTGCATCAGCCCGGTTCTCCAGGCGTGCCCAGTCGCGCCCCCATTGCTCCACCAGGGCGCGCCCGGCCACCAGCAGGTCGCGGCCGTATCGGTCAGCCCCTGGCGTTGCCAGCAGCCACGGCGCAGCCACTCCGCCGACCAGGCTGACCGGGGCGCAGCCCAGCACCGCCAGCGGAACGCCGGCATCCACTGCCGCAAGGCATGGCCCCGCAGCTGCGGCAGCGCACAACAGCGCCCGCCGGATCTCCATGTCACTCAGATCCATGCCGTGCGCGGCCGCCAGCTCGTCCCGGTCGGATTGGCGCAGCTGATCAGCCACCGCCAGCACGTGCCGCAGATCAGCCGCCACCAGAGTGGCGCGCGGCATCAGCCGGCGACCTCGGCTTCCATGGTCATGCTGACCACCGTCAGCGGCAGCGGCTTGCTCTGGCGAATGCACACCTGCGCCCCGCTGCCCCAGCTCGGCTGCAAGTCAATCTGCACTTCGTCGCTGCGCAGCGCCGGCGGCGTGCCGTAGGGCTCAGCCTGCCGCTGCTTGAACTCCACCAGGCGCTCGAAGCTCGGCCCGGCCATGATGCCGCTGGACCGGTACACCCGCAGCCAGACCCGGCTGATGTTCTTCTGGCGGCCCTGACCGAACGCCTGCGCGGCCACCGCCATCGGCAGGGTCTGCAGATCGGCCTGGATCGGCAGACCCACGTGCACCAAGCTGGCCGGCCAGTCGAGCGTCACGGCCCCGCTGGCCACGGTGCGCTGCGGGTGCTCGGCGCCGTCAGCCAGGATGCTGACCGTCTGCCCTTCCAGCCAGGTCAGACCCGTGATGCTGGTGGTTGCAGCGCCGCTGTAGGTGGCACCGCTGTCGACCAAGAATGCATCTTCGACAGCCAGGAAATTTCTTGAGGCCAGCCGCTCGATGTACCGCACCTCTGACCCGCCGATGGTGCGGCGAACGACGGCATACAGCACATCCTCATTGCCCTCTGGGACCACGCAGATGGACTCGAATGCGCCGTCGGCTCCGGTGTCGTGCTGATGCCAGGCCCCCACCTGCTGCTCTGGCACGTAGGTCAGGCCCAGCAGGCTGCCGGTGCTGCTGACGGCCCAGACAACCGGCTGTGGCGCTTTGGCATAGGCCAGATCCACGATGTCGAAGTTGTCGAACAGGTGCGTGGCGCGCAGGCTCAGGTCGCCAGTGACAAACCCGCCGGCCTCTCTGGCAAAGCCCATCTCGCGCAGATGCCCGCCGCGCGCCGCGGCGAACAGGATGTTGTTGCTGGCCACCACCGGCTGCACCGCGTTGCTGCCCACGTAGCTCTGCGGCTTCACGCTGATGGTGCTGGGCGTCAGCGCATCGGCGTTGACGCTGCCGATGCGCCACTCGGCCGAGCCGGACAGCGCGATCAGGTCGCCCAGCGGCGCCAGGTGCTGGATGGCGTTGGCTTCGCGGCTGGCCAGCCTGAACTGCAGCGCGTCATCGTCCCGCGTGGGGATGCGGTACGTCAGATTGCTCTCTGTCCCGCTCTTGGTGCACCACAGGTTCGACGGCGCATCCATGGTGCCAGCGAAGCATCGGCGCTGCTCGAAGTAGCTCACCGCGGCCGGGTAGCTGCCAAGCGCCGCCAGCGGGTTGTTCGTTTCCGGCGGCGTGCTGGAGATGTCGGGGGCGATGTTCTCGTCAACGAAGGACGTGCTGCCGGCTTCGCCGATGTAGCCATACAGGCCGTTGCTTTCCTTGTAGACCCTGTACCGGCTTGCGCCGGTGACGGCCGACCAGGTCACGGTGTTCTTGTTCCCGCTGGTCAGCAGGTCGTTGGTGCACGATCCGGTGGCGCTGATCACGCCCTCATCCAGACCGTCCGCGCCCACAGCTGCCACGCGGTAGCTGTAGGTCGTGGAGCCAGTGCCAACAGTGGCCGTCGCCACGACGCTGCCTGGCGCAGCCAGCGCGCTGCCGAACGTGATGGTGGTCAGCGACCAGGTGGTGGCACTCAGCCTGCGCAGCTCGCGCGGCGCATAGTTGGGGTGCACCAGCGTGATGATGTCGTTGCTTTGCACATAGTGCAGCGCGGCCAGGTCAGCCTCCGCATACGGGGTTGCAACCTCGTATGGCGTGCCAGGAGAACTCTCAAGCGTCGCGCCGCCGGTGTGGAACCTGCAGTACAGATCGCCGAACTCGATGGCGAAGCTCTGGGACGAGCTGAAGACGAACGGGATCAGCCTGGCCAGGCGATCGGCATGCTTGGCTGACCGCACATAAGCGAAGCCTGGACGGTTGACCACCGGGCCATGCGGCAGCACGATGAAGTTGCGGCAGAGTGCCAGGCCTGACTGAAACGCAGCCTGCTCGATGCGCCCCACGAACTCGGGGGACACCTCGCCGGCGTTGAACGCCTGCGTGATGGTGCGAACGCTTGCCACGTCAGCGCCGAGCGGAAAGCCAGCTGCTGGCCAATGGCTGGCTCAAGATGCGCGGCCGGCTTTGCTGGGCGTCCTGAGCTCGAGCGCGTGCCAGCACGGCGGCGGCCATCTCTTCGCATCGCCTGGCCTGCTGCATGCCAGCGTCGCCCTTCAACAGCGGGCCGGCCACCGCAGCAGCCAGGCGCCACGACAGCGTCTCGGTGAACAGCGGCGACCACAGCGTTGGGTCGTCCACGCGCTGAACGAACCGCGCAATGGCGTTGCCGGTGTCGGTCAGGATCACCATGGCGCCTGCTGGCGTCAGCTCCACCAGGTGCGGCCACTGCGCGGCCGAACTGCGCAGTGCATCATCTGCATCGGTGATCGATGCAGTGAAGTCGTCGGGCGCATCGGCAGCCTGCACAGCCAGCAGCTGAAGGCACTGGTTTGGCATCGCATAGGCGTAGAGCCAGCCGGACACCCCTGCTGGCATGGTGATGGCCGCCAAGGCCTCGCGCCGCAGCGCGAAGCCCCAAGCATGCGCCTGCAGCAGGCTGTCACGCACCATGGGCAGGAATCTGGCGCAGTGCGCCGCCTGCGCGCTGCCATCAGGCGGTTCGATGCTGACGACGTTGGCCTCGTCGCCAAGCCTGGCCAGCGACAGATTGCACAGGTCAACCACTGACGCCATGAGCGCTTGCCTCAGTCAGCAGCCGGGCACACCGGACGCATCCAGCGCCCGACATGCCCAGCATGGGCCACCGTGAAAACGTCGCCCGCCTCGCGCAACTGGCCGTAGTAGCCGCGTGCCAGGGCCACCACCTGAACAGGCTGGTTGCCGGGTTCCCGCGGCTGCACTGGCGCAGCTTGCCCGGGCTGGATGGCCGCGGGCTGGCGACGTGGGCGGGCCACGGTCAGATGCCGTCGGCAGTGGCCACCCAGGCCTGCGGCGAGTCGGTGATGAACGCCGACACCGTGGCCGTCGGGCTCGTGCCGCCCTGGGTGTAGGTCAGGCGCAGATACCGCTCGTTCGTGTGCGGGATTGGGATGATCTGCACGCGGTTGCTGGCCTGCGCCAGCGCCGGGCCGGTGTGCAGCGCGACAGCCGACGAGAAGCCGCTGTTGTCGTCGGTCTGCACAATGACCTGCAGGGTGGGGCTGGTGCCGCCACTGGCCTCGAGCACGACCACCACATACAGCGGCCGGCCCAGCGCCGTCATGTCGCGGTCGGCGCCCAGGTCCAGGATGTCGGTGGAAGCCGTGCCAGACGCACCGGCCAGCGATTGCGATGCGCTGAAGCGCAGAAGCTTGTCGATCAACATGGTGTTCTCCTTGGTGGATCAGGCGACGGTGGCCTCGGTGCTGAGGATCGCGTCGGTGCGGTAGAACGGCACCTCGCCGACCATCATCACGCGACGACCCGCGACCTCGCCCTGGGTGAGCGTGGAGCTGGCCACCTTGTTGACGATCTGGCGGCGCAGGAAGCTGGCGATGGTGCGGTTGCCGTAGAGGGCCGGGCGCACACCATCAAGCGATTCGATGGTTTCCAGGGCCTGGGCCAGCAGGTCGATCAGATCAGCGCCGGCCGATGCGTTCTTGGTCAGGTCGCTCACATCGATGTTGCAGACGCGCACGATGTAGCGCCAGTCGCGCACCGTGAAGCCGCAGTCCCACTTGTAGTGGGTGCGCAGGATCTGATACTCGCCACCGGCGCCGTCGCTCGCCGTGTCTTCGCCAAGGTCACGCACCTGCAGGCCGGCCTGGCTGCCCTTCGGGTACAGGCCATGCGCGGTGTTCTCGCCCCAGCCCACCAGCCAGATGGAGGTGTTGTCGGAACCGGCGCCGCCGCCCTTGATGATGTTGCGGCCATTCTCGGCGGTGCTGTCGGCAAAGCGCGGCGCCAGACCCATGAACCGCTCGGGGTTCGAGGTGGTGTCGCCATAGAACAGCGTCGACGCAAGCGTCTGGTTCATCGCCTCGCGGAACGGCGCTTCTTCGCTCAGGCGCCAGGCCGCGCTGTTGTTGTTCAGGTCGGCCAGCGACTTGTCGATCTTGGCGTAGATCTCCAGCATGCCGGTCGCGTCCTGCACCTTGGTAGTGCTGGACTTGGCCGACGGCACGCCGTAGTTGAGCTGACGCCACACCGGGGTGGGCAAGCCATTTCGCACCGTGGTCTTGTGGTTGGTGCCGTCGTTGCACTCGGACCAGGGCATCATGTCGAGCACCTGGTTGTTCTGGGCCATCATCTCGATGACCTTGGAGATGTTGCCGTCGGGGTCCATGCGCTTGGCCAGGTCGGCCAGGGTCGGCATGGTGCTGCTGGAGATGGTTGCCATGTCAGGCTCCTTCGATCAGGGGTTCATGTTGGATTTGGCGTAGATGCTCTGCGCCGCGTTCACGTTGGTGGCAGCAGCCCGCCCACCCAGGAAAGTGCCGTCGGGGCCCAGCGCTTTGCCGGCACGGGCCATGAAGCGCAGCACCTCGGGGTGGTTCCCCAGGCGGCTGTCTTCGAGCAACGATGCCAACTCAGGCGTGCCGAGGTGCTTGAGCGCACGCTTGGCTGCGGCCATGGATTCCGGCAGCGCATCGCCGCCGATTTCCTTGTCGGCCTTTGCCGACTCGGCCCATTCGCTGGATGCGCGCGCCATCAGCTCGGTCTGCTGCGCGGCAAAGCGCTGCTGCAGCTTCGGGGCCATGCGCTGCACCAGCGCCTGCGCCTCATCCTGCGGCATGTTCAGCTCACGGGCCACGGCCTCGAACTCGGCCGCGGCCTCGGCATCCAGCGTCACACCATCTGGCGCCTTGATGTCGTAGGCCTCGGGCGCAGCGCGCTCGGCGGGCTTGTCAGCCGGCTTGTCGCCGGCTTCTGGCTTGGTCTCGGCGGTTGCATCGGCGCCAGCGGCCGCGTCGTCTGCACCGTTCTTCGGTGTCGCATCGACAGCGGGGGCGCCGGCTTCTGCCGGCTGCGCGACAGGAGCAGCATCGGCAAGCAAAGTGCCTGCGCTGGGCGCTGCGGCCGCGGCGGTGGTGGTGGAATCGCTCAAGCGTCGTCCTCGTTGGGTTGCGGTGCGGCAGGCTGTGCGGCGTTCTCGGCAACCATCAGCTGGTAGTCGGGCAGGGTGTGCACGGCCGCCAGCAGCCGCAACCCCTCGTTTCGGCAGCCGGCGGTGAAGGCCATGCCAAGCGCGTCTGGCGTGAACACAGCGTGGAACACGCCGGCCCGCTCCAGCAGGCGCCACACAATTCGCCGGCCGCGCTTGCCGCTCATCAGCCAGGCGGTGTCGTCGGCCTCCTGGCGCTGAGCGCGTGCAGCCACCTGCGCGCGCAGGTGGTCAGCTTGCTCGGGTGGCTGCAGATCGTTGCCCATGCCGCCAATGTCGTGCGGCCATGGGAAGGCACGCGCACGACCACTGCGATCAGTCGACAGCAGCGACCTCGACACGCTTCCATTCGTTCCGCGACAACCCGCGGTCGTTCAGGTACAGCTCGGTCATCTCAAGCTCGCTGTGGCC